TTGTTTTATGCGCGGCATTTGAACATAAATCGCATTTCCAAATCCGTTATTTTTAGAACTAATCATTACATTGGTTTGTTTTGGTGAAATACATTTAGTATCTGGAACAGATTTAATTTCTGCGGTCCAAATATATTTTGTATTATTTTTAGCAACATTAAAACAATATACTCTATTTTCAGCGGTTCGTTCTTGTCCAAGAACAGTTTTTTCTGAACCATTAATAATAAAATACCCTCCAGCATCATATTTACATTCACCAGTATGTGTATGTTCTACATACTTATACTGATTAAGCACACAAATATTTGATTTTAACATTATTGGTAATTTTCCAATATGAATTTTTGATAATGTCTTACAAATCGTCTGCGAATTCTCCAAATTAACTCCGGTTCTTATGATATATTTTATATTTATATCAATCGTCATTGCGGACGCATATGTGAAATTACGCAAGCGTGCTTCTTGTGGAAACATTAATTTAATAGCCCCATTATTTTCATGTATTTGTGGTCTATACATTTGAAAATTTTCAAATGTAATGAATACTTCTAATGAATGTTTTTTATTAACTGGATCATAATCATTTTCAGATACTATATGAACCGGATTAAACATTTCGATTGTTTTAATAATTTGATATCCCACGAAATTATTATAGGATTCTAATTGATGTCTCACCAGTCTTTCCAAATGATGACCTTTAAAATAAGATTCAATAATACTCCATGGTTCCTCAATATATTGTTCGGTTTCAATATTATACATATTCGATTTATCGATTTTATTATTTTTAATTATATTTACCATTAATTTTAACAATTAATTATAATTCAATTTTATTTTTAAATCATTTTTATTATTTTATGTATATAAGCTATTATTTTTTTGTTTGTTATTCATATAAATGTCAAACGATTTGAAGAAAACAATAAAAATTAATCCTGAAATATTTAATATTGGTGGAAAAACAAAAAAAAACAAAGAAAAGAAACCCAACACAACAAATATTCAGTTAATTTCGCCAAATATTTTAAAAAATAAATTATTAAAAAGAATTAAAGAACATAAAACCAAAGAATTGACAGAAAAGGTTAATAAACCTGTACCACCTATTGATATGAAATATACAAACGAATTTAACGATTCGATTGAATATTTACAAGTGTTATCTAACAATAAAAAAAAAGAAGAAAGTCTCAAACAAAAACAATTATATAAAGAGGACTTATATAAAAAAACACTGAGAAACAATAATTTTAGTATAAATACTGAAAAATTAGATAACCCTTATGTTGAATTAGAACTTCCGGATGAATTAAAACAAAATTATTATAATAATGTAGACAACACGAATAATAACGCATCCATGAAATTAAAATATAATGTAGATAATGATATTCCATATGGATGTTTGAAAGGTGGTTTTAAAAAAACATTCAGGAATTATACGAACTTAACACCAACACAACCATTAACCTCACCTATAAATAATAATTTAAGTGAACGAGAACTCAAACTAAATAAATTAAAGGAAAAAATGATATTGAAACAACAAACATACTCAACAACACCAACTAATACTAACATAATACAACCACAAATACAACCACAAATACAATCACAAATACAACCAGATATTAAATTGTCGACAATTATAGAACCTAAACCTGTTTTGGATGATAATATACATAAAAAAAATAGCAAAATTATAAAACAAACTACTCTTAGAAAATATATATTAGGTAAATCAAAAAATAAAAGAACTGTAAGTATTTTAATAAAGGATAAAAACACACAAAAAAAAATATTAAACGCACAAAGAGAAATAAAAAAAAAGGATTTACCATCTATAAAAAAATACTTACATTCGCACAATTTAATGATGGCAGGAAGTAATGCTCCAATCGACGTTATTCGTAAAATTTACGAATCCGCAATGTTAGCAGGAGAAATCACAAATAATAATAGAGATAGTATTATTCACAATTTAATGAAACCATAATTTATATATTATTATAATATATAATATGGAGACTACCAAGCACGAATTATCATCATATGAAACCAGTTTTTTTAATAAACTAAAATATTATTTAGATATTCCGTTATATTTTTACGGAAGTATTCAACGCGACGACTATTTTAAAGGAGAAAGTGACATTGATGTCGTCATATTTACAGATAACGTAACAAGCACTATTTTTAAGTTACAAACATTCTTGAATGTAGAAAAATATAAAACTAAAAAAACTATATGGAAATCGTTCAACAGTAATTATGTAATTCACGGACACAAATTAATGTATAAAGATGTAGACAATAATTTACGGGTTGAATTTTCGATTTATAACGAAAAATATAAAGTTGAAATACTTCAAGACCATACACGTAAAACAATCCTTCCATATTATTCATCTATTATTTTAATCATAATAAAATTCTTATTTTATAAATTAAATATAATTTCCATACAAACATATAGATATCTTAAAAAGAAAATATTGTCGACAATAAGCGGAATTCCACACGACGATTTCATAACTATATAATACCCGAAAATACCCGCTACATTATGATAACAAATATTTAAATGTATTTAAAGATACACATACATCATATTATATAACAAGATGGCTTTAATTAAAGAGTATTTTGAATTAACAGATAAATATCAAACCGATTATGGAATAAATACAATTTTGCTAATGCAGGTTGGTTCTTTTTATGAAGTATACGGAATTTGCGATAAAACAACTAATAGTATATCTGGCAGTCAAATCCAGAATTTTTCAAAAATATGTGATTTAAACGTTTCGGAAAAAAACGTATGTGTTGGTTCAAACAACGTTCTTATGGCTGGGTTTAACATTATTATGATTGATAAATATATTAAAAAAATATTGGAAGCAAGCGTAACTGCCGTTGTATATAGTCAAGTAAATCACCAGGATAATACAATAACTCGCAGTTTAACCGGTATTTTTTCTCCAGGAACATATTTTAATAATGATACACATCGTCTTACAAATAATACAACGTGTATTTGGGTGGATTTAATTGAGAACACCTTTGTTTTAAAAGGTAAATACGTTGTTGTCGGAATATCTAATATTGATATTTATACCGGTAAAACAAGCATATTCCAGTTTAAAGAAAAGTATATTAATAACCCTACTACATATGATGAATTGGAAAGGTTTATTTCGATTTATAATCCAAGTGAAGTTATTTTTATATCGAATTTACCTGAAAAAGAGGTCGAAGATGTGATTAACTACGCAAATATACAATGTAGTCTCATTCATAGAATTAATTTTGTTCAGAAAGAAAAGACGCTATCTAAATATTTACAACAAGCAATTAATTGCGAAAAACAAAATTACCAAAAGGAAATTATAGACAGATTTTATAAAATTGATAATTTCGATTTATTTAATGATAATACTATCGCAACTCAATCCTTTTGTTTTTTACTAGATTTTATTTACCAACATAATCCATATTTGGTAAATAAAATTAAAATACCTATATTCGAAAACTGTTCCGAAAGACTTATTTTAGCGAATCATTCTTTGAAACAACTTAATATTATTGATGATCAGAACTATAGCGGTAAATACTCATCAGTTTTGAAAATGTTAAATTGTTGTATAACACCGATGGGAAAACGAAAATTTGCCTATAATTTCCTGAACCCAACAACAAACTGCGAATATCTTCAAAAAGAATATGATATGATTGAGTATTTATTGGAATCTTTTAATCCCAATATTTTAATTAAATTACAAGAAATTAAAGATATTTCTAAATTTGAAAGACAAATATTCATGAAAAAAATAACCCCCAAAACTATTTGTATTTTATATAAAAATATCGGTATTATTAAAGAAATTTATGAGTTGATAAACAACGATAAAGCAATTATGAAATATTTAAATTTTTATGAAAAAGAAATGTATAACATATCAACCATTTGTGAAACCATCCGCGAGTTTATTCATAATAATTTTATAATAGACTTAGCAAAAGATGTCGATCAATTACAAGGATTTGAAATAAATTTTATACAACAAAATATTAATATTGATTTAGACAATAAAACCCAAACTCTTGTTGACTCAAACGATAAATTAGAATGTATTCGTTCTTATCTAAATTCAGTTATTGAATCTTGTGAGAAAAAAACCAAATCCAAATCGTGTGAATATGTTAAAATCCATGAAACCGAAAAAAACCACTTTAGTTTAATTAGCACTGAACGTAGATGCCAACTATTAAAAGAAAATTTACACACAAAAACTAAACCAACAATATTGACATACATATCATCATATACTAACAAATCCACCGAATTTAACTTGAATATTTCTAAAAAGGACATTCAATTTAATAAACAAAGCGCCGCAAATAATATAATTTCAAACGACGAGATTAATACATTATGTAAAAATATTTCAACTATCAAGGTATCTATGAAAGATACCATTGTTTCGGTATTTAAGGATATAATCGGTAAATTCGAGGATTTTCAAACACAAATTGATGTTATTATCAATTTTATAACTATTATCGACGTGATTTTTTCGAAAACAGTTTTATCTAAAAAATATAATTATTGTAAACCAACCATTATTAATAATCGGGATAAATCATTCGTTGATGCTGAAAATATACGTCATCCTCTTATTGAACAATTACACCAAAATGAAATATATGTCGCAAATGATATTACGCTTGGAAATAGTATTATTGATGGTATATTGCTTTATGGAACCAACGCAGTTGGAAAAACCAGTTTAATTAAATCAATTGGGATTAATATTATAATGGCTCAATCTGGGTTATATGTCCCATGCTCCAGTTTTTCATATAAACCATATAAATATATATTTACCCGAATTATTGGTAATGATAATATATTTAAAGGATTGTCAACATTTGCTGTCGAAATGAGCGAACTAAGAACCATTTTAACAGTTGCTAATAAAGATAGTTTAATTTTAGGTGATGAATTGTGTTCTGGAACTGAAATATCGTCTGCTATCAGTATCTTTGTTGCTGGAATTCAAAAATTAAACCAATTAAATAGCAGTTTTATTTTTGCGACACATTTACACGAGATTGTAAAATACGACGAAATTACAGAATTAACTAACCTTTCTCTTAAACACATGGCAGTTGTATACAATAGAGAAACAGGAATATTAGAATATGATCGTAAATTACGTGATGGACCAGGAAATAGTATGTATGGATTAGAAGTGTGTAAATCTTTAAATTTACCCGAAGAATTTTTAAATTCGGCATACAATATACGAACCAAATATCATCCCGAAGAAAATAGCATTTTATTACTTAAAACATCACATTATAATTCTAAAAAAATTGTTGGTATGTGTGAATTATGTTCTACAAATATGGGAACTGAAGTTCATCATTTACAACATCAATCAGACGCAAATGATGATGGTTTTATAAAAAACAACGGGGATGTTTTTCATAAAAATAAATTAGCAAATTTAATGACGTTGTGTGAAAAATGCCATAACAAATTCCATAAAGAAAATAAACAACACAAAAAAATTAAAACAACAAAAGGGTATAAATTAAAACAAACACATTTAACGTTTTCGTCTGTATGATTTTGATTTATTATGTCTTCGTTTGTGATGGTGTTTCTTTGACATCATAGATTTAAAATATGATGCTGTATTTGTTACACCAGATTTTAAGAAACCAAATAAATTAAATAATCCTTTCTTTACAACTGGAACAGTGTTTTGTGCGGCAGATTCAACCGATGCCCCGACATGCTTTAACCCGTTTTTAACTCTATATGTTACGTTTTTAGTACCTTTATAAAAATTATTCCTGCGAGTCTTCATATAACTATAAATATATTAAATTCTTCCTAAAATATATTTTGTAAACGTATAATATCAAATACTTATTTTATATTTAATAAATAAAATTTAACGCACAGAAATCCGATGCTAAATCCGGATTTGTTACATATAAATATGGTATACTAAATAATCCTCTATTACCCCACGCCGGACCCCACGAATTAACACACAAAAATGTCTGCATCGCGTCGCTATATCCAATCATTAAAACACAATGTCCTCCTTCTAGTGTTTCGGTTTGAGTATTCGGCATCGGAATAACCCCTGTTTTTGATACGGTATCTGACAAAAAACTGCTATATATCATTATTCCAAAAATAATCGGGGAATTTGTGCTTACTAAACACGTTTTTAAACTTACTACGTTTTGATTTATAAACGAATATGTATATTTACGAAATAAATACGATTGTTTAAATGATGATAATGGGGGTAATATATTAAACTTGTCGACATTATAAGGCCATGCCGATTCAGAACAAGCACCATATTGTTGGATTATTTTAGCAGCTTGTCGTATATCTAGACCGGTATCATCTAATGATGAATCACCTCCGATTGACCTACCACAATAATAATGGAATAAACGAGAAATATTCACATTATTATTTGTAATCATATTTATATTTTTGGAAAATGCGTTTGAAACACACGATCCTATTGCTCCTTGGTCTAATATATTGTTTAATCTCCGATTAATCACAAAACTAGAAGCTATTTTACTAACTGCTTTTGTGGGGACGAATTTATAATCTCTATTATCAGGTTCTTGAAATTTATAGTTTAATTTTCTATGCATAGTAATATTTGTAAATATTATTATTTTTACAAATATTATTATTAGGGTATTATACGATTCTTTATTTCATATTTTACATCTTATTGTTGGTCAGTTTAACATTCGTAATCGAAATACATTAATGTATTATCACTAAAAGATGCTTTTTGTTTACCGATTCGTTTTGTAAAACAAAACCAATTATCTGTTAGTTGTAGTGGTAACCACGCTTGGTCATTTGCGTAAATCCAATGTCGATGGGTTTCTTCAAGTTGTACCATCGCGTGTTCATACAATTCTATTAAGGTATCATAATAATTTGAGTTTACAATATATCCTGATGCGGTTATAACTTCTATTGATTTCAATAAAAATCCGTGTTTTGTTTCTTCAGATTTAATTATATTATACGATAACATACAAACATTATAATCTATATTTAAATCGAAAAACTTATTCAATTCATTTTCAAATTCTTCTTTTGATACTAAAAAAGTAAAATCGTCTTCAAATATTAATATATTTTTATATCCTCTTTCTTTTGCTAATTTTAAAACTGCAAGGTGTGATTGTCCACATCCGAGTATTCCAAACCCCGGGGTCTCAATTGCCTGAAATCGTTCATATTCTAAACCAAAATCATTTAACTCTTTTTCAATATCGGTTCGTCTATCAATTCTTTTATCCAAATTTATATATATGATTTTATTAATATTTGTTGACATCTATCTATAGATTAATAATATTTATATATTAGACATTTTACGTATTTATTTTGTTTTTAAATGTCGACATTTCTGGAGAATTATATACATACCAAATCAGTTATTATTTCCTCCTTTATACTTTGATAAATGTTATAATTGTCGTTATAATATACTTGAATTATTTTAACAACAAATGATTCATATGATTTTACCAATTCAGATTTTATAGTTTTAACTAATAAATCAATTCTATCACTTTGTTTTATATTTAATTGCTTTCCGTTATTTTTTATTATATCTGGATTGTATCTAATAATTATAATTGGTTTTCCACCAATACCATTAACGATTTCATTTATTCTAGAACATTCGCACATATCCTGATAGGTATTATGTTGATGCTCGTCTATTTCAACAATAACACAATGAGTCGGTAATTCAAAATATATATCGGGGCGTTTTTTACTACATCCCTGAAGCATTTTACTTGAATTATAATCAAATTTTGTATCTATTGCTGTTCGTAAATAACGAACTATTGCCCATTCTTTTTTATTTTGGATTTTTTTACAGTCTTTACACACAAAAGTGGCATCTTCTTTTATATCGCAATATTTACATAATCTTTTTACAATCATTCCGTATTGTTCTGATGGAATATGTGTATTACAATATTTATGTGTTTCAATTAAATGATTGTATTCATTTTCACAATCCAAAACACAACATTTATTTTCTAAAATAAGATTTATCATATTTGGTTGTTTATGTTGTAGACAATACTGAGGTCTTTTATTAATTAAACCAAATAATGAAAGTTCTTTACATTTAATGTGTTGACATTTTTTATTTGTAGAATTAATCATATTATCTTTTTTATGTTCAAAACAATATAACGGTTTGGTTTCGGTTGGTAAATTAAAAGATGGATTTTTTAAACAATTCTCACGTTGGCATCGTTTGTGTTTAATATCAATCATATTATCTTTTTTGTGTTCACTACAGAATAACAATTTGGTTTCAGTAGGTAAATTAAAAGATGGATTTTTTAAACAATTCTCATGTTGGCATCGTTTATTTTTAATATCAATCATATTTTCTTTTTTGTGTTCGAAACAAAATAACGGGTTGGTTTCAGTTGGTAAATTACAAGATGGTTGTTTTAAACAATTCTCGTGTTGGCATCGTTTTGAAACAATATCAATCATATGTTCTTTTTTATGTTGAGAGCAATATAACGGTTTGGTTTCAGTTGGTAAATTACAAGATGGTTGTTTTAAACAATTCTCGTGGTGGCATCGTTTATTTTTAATATCAATCATATTATTTTTTTTGTGTTCACTACAAAATAACGGGTTGATTTCAGTCTGTAAATTAAAAATTGGGATTTTTAAACAATTCTCATGTTGGCATCGTTTTGAAACAATATCAATCATATGTTCTTTTTTATGTTCACTACAAAATAACGGTTTGGTTTCAGTAGGTAAATTACAAGATGGATTTTTTAAACAATTCTCATGCTGGCATCGTTTGTGTTTAATATCAATCATATGTTCTTTTTTATGTTGAGAGCAATATAACGGTTTGGTTTCAGTTGGTAAATTAAATGATGGTTTTTTTAAACAATTCTCATGCTGGCATCGTTTTGAAATAATATCAATCATATTATCTTTTTTGTGTTCGAAACAAAATAACGGTTTAGTTTCAGTAGGTAAATTAAATGATGGTTTTTTTAAACAACTCTCATGTTGGCATCGTTTTGAAACAATATTAATCATATTTTCTTTTTTGTGTTCACTACAAAATAACGGTTTGGTTTCAGTTGGTAAATTAAATGATGGTTTTTTTAAACAACTCTCATGTTGGCATCGTTTATTTTTAATATCAATCATATTTTCTCTTTTGTGTTCACTACAAAATAACGGTTTGGTTTCACTTGGTAAATTAAAAGATGGATTTTTTAAACAATTTGGACCGATACATTTTTTTGGCATTATAATATTTAACTATATATGGTTATACAGTTAAATCTTTATATTATTTATTAAAAATGAATGGGTATATTAGAGCAATAAAAACGATACTTAATATAAATATGTCAACATACCTGATTATTTTTTTCGTTTTTAGTGGTAATTTATCATATTCGTTTGAATATTTGGCAGGTTTGAATGGTTTCGATAACCATCCTAATAAAGTTGGTTTCAGTTGGTCGTTACAATCGTATAACACGTCATACCACGCTAATAAAATATACGATGCGGTTCCCAAAAGGAAGGCCATTACAAAATTATGCATTCGTGATTTAGGATTAGGTAACCAATAGACAATTAATACAAATAAAGAAAAAACCAAACATTTAATATTTAAATATAACGGAGCTCCGAATAAACCACCTCCCATTAAAATATGGATATATAAAAAAATTGATTTAATATTAAAATAATATAAGAATAATAATTTACAAGGTTATAATATATTAAAATGATAATTCCAATTAAATGTTTTACTTGCGGAAATGTAATTGCTGATAAATATAGATATTATCTTAGAGAAGTCGCAAATAAAAAAATTGACCGGTCACTAAATTTAAATAAGGTGTTGTATTTAACAAAAGAATTTAATGAAAAAACCCCAGAAGGGGAAGTATTGGACGATTTAGGATTAACAAAAATGTGTTGTCGTCGTCATTTCCTAACACACGTAGATATTGAATAATTTCTTAGTATATAATATAATGGCAAAGACAAAAAGAAATCACGTTAATAAAAGTAGAAAACACCAAAAAAAATATAAAATGAAAGGTTCTTCTAAACACCGTAAAACCCATAAAAAACATTTTTTTTCCAAGAAATATACTTGTAATATGTGTCATGGAAATTGTAAAAAAAGTTGTGAATGCGCGTGTCATACGAAAAGTATGAAAGGTGGATGTGGTTGTTCTAGTTCACAATTAGGAGGAGACGCAACGAAATTATCTTTAGCATACACAGGACAACCTTCACAAAGTTACCCAAATCCATATTTAGCTTATACTGGAAAAGGCGGAAATGCCTATATAAGTAAAGCATACCCGAATGTTAACGGAGCAACTGGAAGCTCCTTAAATATAATTAATCCAGGACAAACATTTCGCGGTGGTGAAAATTTTAGTCCAAGTGATGTAAATACGTCGGGTTACCCAAACGGATTAATTGGTCCATCGTGGACATCAAGTCCCGCTACTTGGCCTGGAGTAGGTAATGTAGACAATATAACAAATCATTACGATAAAAACATATATCAACCAACAGATGTATCGAGACAGATGATTGCTTCAGGGTCAGCTCCTCCGTTTTCGGTTGGAGGTAAAAAACACAAAAGAAAACAAAAAGGAGGACAACTTATTCCCGATAATTTATTAAATTTAGGAAATATGTTTAAATATGGAACTGGAAGCGTATATAATTCTCTTAACGGATACCAACAACCAACAAATCCTCTTCCGTGGAACGACCAATTAAAGAATACAACAAATCTGAGCGCAATAAAATATTAATATATTTTCTATATATAAATTATAATGTTTGTTTTACCTAAAAATTTAAAACAATTATGTACACCAGCACTAATTTATTTCGTTATGTCTATGATAGCCACATTTTTAATGTTACTTCAAAATATTGGAAATAAAAAAAAGTTTTGTTTAGGCTCGTTTTCGTGTAATGTTTCTAGCGTATTATCCATTTTTATATTAAAGATAGTATATATTTTATTTTGGACTTGGATTCTTAATCTGATATGTAAAAGCGGACATAAAGGTATTGCATGGTTTCTGTTACTACTTCCATTTATTTTTGCGTTCGTTTTATTAGGGTTATTATTTATTTCTTAATTAGATTGTTGGCAAGTGTATTTTATTTTGTAAATAAAACAAAATAAAATATGAAGTAAATTAAATATAGTAATCTAATAGTATATAATGGTAAAAATTAAAAATGGGTTTTCATATGAATTAAATGGATGGAAATATATATCCGTTTCAGGAACACCCCAAGAAAGAGGTTTTGCTTATGGTTATTTATGTGCTAATGATTTTAAAAAGGTTCAAGAAATGTTGACATTTTTTATGTATGAATCATATGGTATAACATGGGAATTTATAATACAAGAAGTAAATAAAAGTATAAAAGAAAAAACAAGTAGTAAATTTAAAGAATTTTATGATGAAATGGATGGAATTTCCAAGGGATGTAATTCGGCAGGAACCCAAACATCAATTGATGAAATAATTGCATGGAATTTTTATTGTTCAATTCCTTATTGGATTTCATCGATGACTGGTAATGAAAATATACATTTTTCAAAAGAGGGTGGAAGTCCTGATAAATGTAGCGCTTTTATTGCGGTGGGTGATTATACGGAAACAGGTGAAATTGTTGTGGCGCATAATTCATTTACAGATTTTGTGGATGGACAATATTCTAATATTATATTAGATTTAAATCCATCAAAAGGTAATCGATTTATTATGCAGACGTCGCCTTGTTGGATATGGAGTGGAACCGATTTTTTTATTACATCTAAAGGAATTATAGGAACCGAAACTACTATTGGTGGATTTATTGCTTATGAAAATAATTACCCCATAGGATATAGAATTCGTCAAGCGATGCAATACGGAAATAACTTAGATGATTATATAAATATATTACTAGATGGTAATTCAGGAGATTATGCGAATTCTTGGTTATTTGGAGATATTAATACAAATGAGATAATGCGTATAGAATTAGGTTTAAAATATAATAATATAGAAAGAACTAAAAACGGGTATTTTATTGGATTTAATGCGGCATATGATCCTAGAATACGAAATTTAGAATGTGTTAATTCCGGGTTTGATGATATACGAAGACATCAAGGGGCAAGACGTGTTCGTATTGATGACTTAATGATTAAACATAAAGGGAAAATAAATATTGCAATTGCGAAACGTATTATTTCTGATCATTATGATGTATATTTAAATAAAGAAAATAACCCTTGTTCAAGAACTGTTTGTTCTCATTACGATTTAGACGCGAGAGAATATATGTCTCAACACGATAGACCCAAACCGTTTTCTCCTCACGGTGCTCTTGATGGGATAGTATGTGATTCAGAGTTGGCAAGACAAATGTCTTTTATTGGAAGATTTGGGAATTCTTGTGGTATAGAATTCAACGCTCATAAATTTTGTGAAAAAAATAGACAATGGAAATATTTAGAACCGTATTTACACGATAGATTAAGTCAACCTTGGACCAAGTTCGGTATTTCTGATTTAAATAGTAACAGTTTAAAAAAAACTACAAAAAATCCAAAACTAAAAACGACAAAAAATCCAAAACTAAAAACGACAAAAAATCCAAAACTAAAAACGACAAAAAATAAAACCAAAAAACCTAAAAAAAATAAAACCCCAAAAAATTAAAATAATGTATCCAGATTGGTTAATAAATTTGTTTTATTAATAATAGATTCTTTGTCAACTATTTTATAATAATCTAATGGATTTAATAATATTTTTACGATAAGTTCCATATCATCTTTAATATTTCCGAACATTTGAATCGAACCATCATTTAAATATGTATTTATATTATGACATCCCAAATAGATGGGGCGACAATCATACAACAATGGATGTATTATTTTCTCCGAAAAATAATGATTACTTCTAAAGTTTTCAATAGAAATCGTGAAAAAGTAATTTAAATATGGTTCTGAATCTTTAAACTCACCCTTAAGTCGGTCGTCTTTGGTATTATACAATTTACATCCACGACCAAAAATATCGATGGGTATGTTATTTTGTAATATACACTTTACAAGTGTATGTCTGTATGTGTGTCCTGGTGCGAATTGTTTACAAGATAATACAATAGATATTTTTTTATTTTTTTGAGAAATTTCTTTTGGTAACCTATTATACGTTAAATATCCGTAACCTTCAATAAATGGGTCGGGTAAATTATATTTATCTCCAATGTAATATTTACCAATGTGTTTTATAGCGTAAATTATAAACCCTTCGGTTATACTTACAAACTTGGTAGGTTCCCACGCAAGTCCTATAACGTTTTCCTTTGGTATTTTTAATGCTGGAGTTGCGGTATTTATAATAATTGCGTGGGTAAAATCATCATCAGCAGTTATACAAACTAATTTTTCTTTATATAAAATGTCAACATTATTTGGATTAAAACAACTAAGAACCGCATTTTTTAAATGTTCACTATTGAAAACTCCTTTATTCATAGGCCCTCCCTCGAATATCTTAATTTTTATCATTAAGATAATATAATATATCTTTTTAATATTATGTTACGTTAGAATATTAAAATAAAAATTAACAAGCATATAATTGTTAACTATATACGGAATACAAAAATGGTATAATTTGAATGATTCCGGTGAGATCACAAAATAAAAGGACATAACATAAATAATATAAAGATGAGTAAAAGATTGTCAACGTTTTAATTTTACACGTTGACAACTATTTTTAATAATTAAATGACAAAAAAACAAATAACTATATAAAAAAATGTAATTATTATTATATACGATGGATACTATATCTTGGCAGATAATAAATACGTATTTTAATGACAATCCGGATAATCTGGTTAAACACCATTTGGATTCATATAACGATTTCTTTAGTGGTGGAATAAATCGTGTTTTTAAAGAAAATAATCCGATACGATTTATTGAAAGAGAAGAGATAACGGATGAACCTCGAAAAAAAGTAAATCCTAATGTTAGCGAAACATTATTATATTTAGGTGGTAAAGATGGAAGTAAAATTTATTTCGGCAAACCTATTATTTATGATGATAATAGCAAGCATGTACATTATATGTATCCGAATGACGCACGTCTCCGAAATATGTGGTATGGAATAACTATACATTATGATGTGGATGTAGATATTATCTATTACGAGGGTGAAGAAAAAAAAGAAGAATCAATTACACTTAATAAAATTTATTTAGGTAAATTTCCAATTATGGTTCAAT